AACATTGTATTGACCTGATGCTGTAGGTACTGAACTACCTGTAATTTGAAATACAACCCAAGGATTAGCTTTACCTGTTGTATTAATTACTGTTGCTATTGATCCTGATAATCCATTTTTATTGTATGGTTGATTAAAATCAAGCAATACAGTAGATAAATTCGCTGAAGCAGTTACTCCAGAAGGATAAATTGCATTTGTATTGGTGGGCTGACTATAGCTAAATTGAAGCATATGCTATTGTTTCAACCAAGTAGGGGGTTACGATAGTTCGCAACCCCCATTTTGGTTTTGATTATGAATTAAGAAATGGTAATACCATCTAACACACCTGCAAAGCTGTATACATCATCAACTAATGATGCTGAAATTTCGCTTGCTGGTTCTGGCTCTTGACCAGTGAAAGTTAAATTGTATCCGTTTAAATCTCCAAACGCTGTTCCGGTTTGACCAGTTCCTGATAGTAATTGAGTACCGTTCTCTTGACCAAGTAAGAAGAATTTTCCTACTCCATCAGTTGAACCATTATTTGTTTCAACAATTACTTTTAAGTTAGGGTTCTTAGCTAATACACGAATCTGGTTTCTGGTAGCAGACTGCAATTTGAAGAATACAGCGTTAGCTGTTTGCTCATAAAATACAGTTCCGTTCTCAGGAGTTGAGGTAATTGCCTCACTATAGTCTGAAGTTTGTCTAAACAATTCAAACTTATAAAATACTCCTGAACCTGAAATTGACTCGATATAACCTGTAGAGCCTGATACTGAACTAATCGATCCAGAAAGGATATAGAGGTTTCTGATACCACCAGTATTGTCTCTACAACCTAGGGTAAATCCGCTTGTAATATCACATGTTGCCATTGTTATTTTTCCTTTCTTTTAATTAGTTATACAATTAAGCTCTATCGTTAGATACCCAGTACTCAGGGAATGCGATGTTAACACCCAACTTAGTTGAGATTCTGTGACGCAAGGTGTCACTGTTAATATCGTACCACAATTGGAACTCACTGAAATCGCTCATCAAGTCAGTACCAGCAACGATTTGCTTAGCAGGACCTAAAACGATACGGTCTGAACCTTGTAAACCTACAGTACCAACAACTTTAATGTTCTGGTATGGGTAGTTCATTTGTAACAAGTTTCCACGGTTTTCGATGCTGTTTGGATCGAAGTAGAAGTTGTTAGCAGCTCTAATACCAGCAACATATTTGCGGAAGTTAGATACACTCATGAAGAAAGTTAAGTCGTCGCGATCAGCTACGTCAGAATCAAGAGCAGCAATAGCAGCATCCATTCTGTCCAAAGCAGTTGAAGCGTCGAAAGAACCAGTGAATCCAGAAGGAACAACTACACCTGAAGTTGAACCAGAGATAACAACTTTCAAGCCGTCAACAGCACAAGTTCCACCATAAGTAGATGAAGAACCTGAAACCTGACCCCACAAGAATTGGTCGTTAGCTTTCTGGAATTGGTTAACTAATAAAGTAGAGTAAGATTCAGCCAACTTCCAAGTGGTGTTGTATGAACCTGGCTCCAATGAAGAGATACCCAAGTATTTAGTATCCAAATCTTTCAAGCACAAAGCGTCGAAAGAAGTACGTGGACAAACTTGGATGTTACGTTGTGTGAACTGAGCTGAACCAGAAGCAGAGCTAACGCAGGTACCGTTTTGCATATAGAGGTCAACTTCGAACAAGTTGATAGGCTCCAAATACTTAACGCCCTCCTGGATAGTGATATACTCCATAGTTGAGCCAGCATAAACTGTTTTCAATAATAATTCGCCTGCGATTTCATTGTTAAAATCATTCAAGGCAGATACATTTAAGCTCATTTTGTTTTAATTTTAAGGGTTATTTTCTTTTTGTTTTCATTGCTGATTTCATCATTTCGATTTTGTCAGCGTTTAAAGGTTTGTAAGCTTTGAAAGCTTCAACTTTTTCGTTTTCTTTAGCGGTAGGTAAGGTTTTCTTAGATGCAGGAGCGGCAGACATTTTTTCCATTTTAGCTTCCATTTCAGCCATTTTGTCTCTCATCGTTTTCATTTGCTCTTCAACTTTTTCAGCGATAGCTTCAACGATTTCTTCAATTGGATACATTTCCATCTGTTCTTCAACTCCTTCAACTTCTTCCTGAACCTCAGCCATTTCCTCAGCAATTACCTCTTCTTCTGGCATTTCGTCTTCCTGCATTTCTGTTTCAGAAGCTGCTGTGATTTCTTTTACTACGCTATCTTCAGTGACAATTTTAGTACCGTTTTCCAATTCGTGTGTACCGTTTGGAGCGTCCATTTCTTGTCCTTCTGTAGTAACGACAGTAACTTTATCACCTACTTCTAAAGTATCGCCTGGGAATTTAAGAGTGAAAGCACCATTAATGTCTTTCAATTCTCCAAATGCCTCAGCAACAGGAGCCTCAACCAAAGAAAAGTGCTTTTTTACTAATTCTTTGAGTTCTGTGTTTGTCATCTTTGTTAGGGATTTAAGTTGTGTTTTACTGTTATACATATCGAGTGAGAAGTCTTCTGAAAGATTTTCGTAGCAGATAGCTGCTGCTTGATCTTCAGGATATTCTCCTTTTAATTTTGAAATACAACGACCAATATAGTCGTCTTTTTTTTCACCTGGTTTTCTTGATGGTATAGGCATATTATAATTTGCTTGCTAACATTCTTTGAGTGAAATAGCCTTCCACGCTAAAGCCTTTTACTTTACCTGTCTTGACATATTCGTCCCAAACGTTTTTATTTTTAACTTTGTAAATACCAAACCATTCACCTTTTGTTGGTTGGTAACCATACAATGTTGATTTATCTTTTTCTGGATCTTTAACTAACCAAGTTTCAACTAAATAAACGTCATCTATTTTTTGGTCACCATCATGCTCAATGTTAACTGAATCAACTAATTTATCCTCCATCATTTTGTAGGCTAGTTTTTCAATAGTGTCTTCAGTAAAGTAAACATAGTATTCTTGACCATCTTCATCAATACGAGGAATTAACTTGTTAGGGGTCATTAATGGTCCCATTAACATTTGCTTATCAGCTAATTGAGATGCAAATGATGCTTTTTCTCCTGTTTGAGGATTCAATACAGGTTGATTAACTGTTGTAGCGTCAAATATTCTTCCTGATTGTGCTAATGGTCTTCTGTTTGCTGGTGATGAGTCTTTTTTTCTGAATATTAATTCTTCCCATCTATGTCTGCAGTTAAAGCTGCCTTTAAAACGAAATATATCGTATGTACCAAACTCACTGTTTGCTGATTCCAAAGATAGCGAGTTAATATCTTCCTTACGGAATATAAGGTTTTTTGCAAGTAATTTAGAGCAGAATGATCTGTTACGGTCATCTTTAGGACCACTATATCTGTAACGTATTTGAAAATTAGCAAAATCAGTTTCTGATACTTTACCTGGTTTTGAACTAATAGCAAATGTTGACATTACTTCATCAGCAGAAACAGGCTCATATTCTTCAATCCAAGTAGGATATGGAGTACCTATTTTAGACAATTTATCTAATATAGCGTCTTGTAATTCTTCTTTAAAGTCTCCAAAAAATGATCCTGTGTCTTCAGCTACATAATCAGGTAATGCTGCTACATCAATAGCAAAATCATCTGGTTTTTGTATTTTACGTAGGTTGTCTACAAACTGACCTACTACTTGACCTGATCTTGTTTCAATTAATGCTACAGGTCTATCTTCACTTGCATTTAATGTTACATCAGAATCTGGAATATTCACTTTACCTTGAGTTCTGATTGATTTAATTTGGCCTCTACCTCTATCTGCTCCTTCTTGTCTACCAGCGTATGTCCATGAAACATAATCACCAACAGATAATCCCATTGCTGATTCAGCCATTTCATGTTTAATAATTTCTTCAATAATTGTTTTTTCAACACCATTAAATTTATGTTGTACAGCATAAAATGCATTGTTAGTAACAGCATAAAATTTATCTAAATATTCCATACGTTCACCTATACGCATTCCCTCTAATAAATTTTTATTGTAATTAAATTTAGGAATTAAGTTTTCTGTATAAGCGTTTCCTGCTAGGAATACGAAACGGTCTTTATCCACGTTAAAACTGTCTAATATCGTCTCATAAACATTATCTGCCCATGCAGCACGATCTTCTGCGCTCATGTCATTTAACGTTTTATCATACGGCTCTATAACTTGATCTAAATCAACTAAACCATATTCAGCTGATAATATTTTAATGTATTTGTCTTCTGTTTGTTTACGAGCAAATGATAATGATTTTTCAAATAATGGTGAATCATATAATTCACAAGCAGCACAAGCATAATCTTTTTTCTTAGCAGCACAAGATATTAAGTAAATGTCTCTACCTTCAGAGGCAAATTGCATTACTTCATCTTTAAATTCAATACCTGCTTGTCTTAATTTCTTTTCAGCCCAAGGTAAAGCAGCAGGACCACCCCATAGTAAATAAGAGATGTAACCGCAAGCTTCATAATCCTTTCTTGATTGTGCTAATTCATAATTATCCTTTTGACGGATTAAAAATGAACGCATACGTTTAATAGTGTCAATAGATATTTTTTCACCATTAGCTAACTGTTGGGCTCTTACTTTACCAACTTCTGTAGCGCATTTGTTACCTGTTGCCTCATTACGTTTAATACCTTGTTTAGCAGCATCAATAGCTGCCTGTGGATAGTCATTATAAGTTTCAAATAACTGTTTATTAAACGCTATAAAGTCTTGTTCGATGGCTGGCGATTCAACTAATGCAACAGCGTCAATACCTGCCATTAATGATTCGTCAAGTTTTAGTTCCACGATTTTCATCTTCTTATAAATATATGTTTTTAAAATTTACGCCTACGTTGAATTTGCTGATTAGCCTCTAAACCATTAGCTACATCACCTGCCAACACATAGGTTTTAAATACTCCTCCACTACTTGCTTGATTGTTGGATGTTTGAGTTGTTGTATCAAATAAACCACCTGGAGCACCTCCACCAAATGTAGCTACTGGTCCTGCTGGTATTGATCCCGCACTACCAGGAGAACTAACTGTTGGAGCATTTGTTCCTCCACCTTCACCTAATATTGCTTTAGCTTTATTAATAGCACCTAATACTGAAGCAATTTGTGTAGCGTAAAATATTGGAAAAGCAAATGGTGCTGCTGGTCCTGTTGCTGCTGCACCCTTTTGAGCAATATCTAAACCTTGAGCAAATCCTAAAGCAGTGTTAATTGCTATTTCTGCTAATGCTGCTGCTTTAGCTGCATCAGTACCTTCCTTAAATAATCCTGATAAATTGCCTACTACTGATTGTGCTGCTTGTAATCTAGCTAATGTAGCATTTTCTTTAGCTTCTTCAGTTTTTTCAGTTGTTTCAGCATCTTTAGTCTTTAATTCAATACTTTTATCTAATATTTCTTCCTCTAAATCAAGAGTTGATAAACCATAAAATTCTCTTAGTTTAAGTAATTCTGCTAATCTATTCTTTTCATTAGCAATAGTTTGAGTATCAAAGTCTTGTTGTGTAATTAGATTAGCGTCAAGTAATTCTTTTAATCTAATTCTTTCTTTTTGAGCTTGTTCCTCTACTTTTTCAGCATCTTGTTCAAATGCTTTTTGTCTTCACTCTAATAAGTTAAT